TGAAGTATTCGAATTTTCGATATTATGGTAGAAATGGTATCATGGCACTTGCTGAGATGGAGCAATCAAATAATGATGGTGAATTATCAACTAATGACAAAGATTCAACGTATGTTTGTAGACATTCAATTAGGAACGGTGATAGACCGCAAACTTATAGAAGGTCTCCAGACCCAATGACAGAATTTTATCATTTGAACTCTAATTATTTTAATAAAGTTGGTGTTGACGTTGATAATGCTATAATTGTTGATGGTTGTTTTAAAACAAATAAGACCATCCTGCAGCGTACAATGATTCCAGAACAAGAAGGATACTTAACTTCTTTTCCCACAATGAAGATAATTCGTAGTATGTTGCCGACCTTAAAGTCTGTAATTAGAAAGTTAAATATTGTAACACTCGCAAAGCGAGATATCGACGATTTGAAGTTCCAAAGATTTGATGGCAATACGAATCCAGGATTCTTTGCAAAAGAGTACTTAGGCCATGTTTCCAAAGCTAAGGCTGTTGGTGATGCATTTTGCATTGCAAAGGAAAGGTGGTTGAGAATACAAAAATCTTGCAAAGAAAAGAAACGCTTGCGCAGGAATGATATCTTTCCTGGTACATACACCGTCGGTGCTCGTAGTAAGCGTGATTATGAATACGAACATTGTGAAACTTTGACTTCTAGAGCCGTCCACATGCCAGAATTCCATAATGAGATTGTTTCTGGTACATGGACAGACCCAATTTCGAATGAGATCAAAGATAGTAAAAGAGGTCCAATTTACATTGGAAATTCTTTTATTGATTTTCAGAGAATGTTTAATGACATGAAAGAATGTCGCAGTATCCTTGAAGGTGATGTTTCTAGATTTGATTCTAGAGTTTACATCACACTAATTGTTATCGCAGTAGCCATTGGTAGATTGTATTATGATCTTGAAGATGAGGAAATTGATTATCATTTTATTGCAATATTTGATAGTATTGCAATTAAAGATTATTATACTCCTGGTGGTTTTATTTACAGAATGATACATGGCATTCCATCCGGCGTTAAATCAACATCGCTTTTTGGATCGTTTGTCAACTTAGTTATGCAGTCATACTTTAATGAAGGCTTAGATTCTAAGAAGATCAATTACTGTGTAGGAGGTGATGATTTTCTTATAGGTTATAAAGAAAAGATTGATGATAACACGATTGACACAATTAACAAGCGAGCAATCGCATGTGGTTGGGAATTAAAATTTTTGAAAGAAAAATCTTTCGATGATCCTTGTATTGAAAACAAGCCATATTTCTATAAATATACTATTGATGATAAAGAGCCTGTTATTTCGCTGACTACTGTTATGGAAAGAATTTTCATTCCTTGGAACAGAAACTATAATAGTTATTCTAAGATTTTTAATTTTATTAATGACATTATACCTTCATTAGGCGCTCCAAGATCACATTTTTTGATTTTCTATACATTTGCAGCAGGAATTAGGAGTAGATATTTGCGAATACATACAGAACCTTCTTTTTATTATGAACTCCATGCGAGTATTCATAAGAAGGTCATGAGGGGCG